TAACTAAAACTATCCCAACTAGTTTTGCCTTCCTTCCCTAACTTATTTAAGTCTCCCGGCTTGTAATAACAAATATCACCCATTGTCATGCGTTCTGCAATCGGACTTGTCCATGGACAAGGAAGAGTACTACCTGCAAGTTTTTTATCATCAACTGCTTTATCCATTATATAACTAAAGCGATTATTTCTGTGAACATGTTGAGTATACATTTGACCATGTGCAGTTGCTATAAATGGACTAGCACAATCAAATGTAACCATCATATCTTCATTTACATATTCACGTAAACATCGTTGTACTGTGGTAAGCATACATGCCCAATCTAATCGCGATGTGCCTAAGAAATGAACTACATCATGTTTGCCTTTTTCTAAGAGCTTATCATCACGTAATACAATTAATCTACGCATAGCAAGATAAATGTTACGCATATTATTTGAACCTAGTGCCCATCCTTCAAATGGAAAATGTTTTACTTCTTCATACCATTGCGATGAAGATGCCCAATCCTTTCCATGAAGAGCATTTAAAAATTTTACATTTCCTTGTCTTTTTGCAACAAACCAAGCATTATTATACAATGTGGCTTTGAGTGTTTCGGCATAACTATACATTTTTGTCCGTCCACTATTAACGGGATCGGCAGCCCATGACGGTACGTCCAATATGAGGGCATAGTCAGCGGTATGCTCGAGCCAATTAAGAATCTTACCCCTAACGGCATCAGCAGAACCAACATAATTATTATCACTAGGTATTTCATAAAAATTCTCCCAATCAAATTTAATAACACCCTTACCTATTTGGAATCCGCCACTGTCAGCAAGACACCAAGTTTTTGATTTATCGCGCTTCTGTACCATGCTTTCGTCTACATCGCTTTTAGCAATATCAAGTTGTGCATGTCCGGCAGAATACAACGACCACTTATAATCAAAATATGCTTGGTCTTTATTTAAGAAATTACAGCCTTCTATACCATTTTCAAACTCAATGGGGATTCTGTCTTTAGGAACATATTCCCCATGTTGTTGTTTAGATATAAATGTGTTATAAAAGCCACTTATACTAGGAAGAAAGACTGCATAATCTTTATTGCTTTCTGTTAAATTTTTACGTGATTTCATTTATTCATAGCCGGTAAAATATAATCATATGTTGCAAGTCCGCTGTCAATAGTAATTTGCAATGCACCTTGATCAGAAATACTCATAACACAAGCACCACTCATACCAAGTTTAAGAATTCCTAATACTTGCGTTAATGGCCAACTCCAATTTTGTTTTAATTCGCCGTCTACATTTCTTGCAAAAATTCGTTTACCAACATGTCCGCTTCCATCGTCGATACCTACACCAATAACAATATTATTATTTTCAGTACGCACAGAAAAAGTTGGTTCGATGTTTATATAGATACTTGCAATTTGAGCAAGTTCCTGGACTGCTACTTTTGAAGGTTCAAACGAAACATTCCAATTTACTCCCCTAAACTTTACTGTTTTAAGTTGTTGTTCAACAACTTCTTTACTCATAAATCTATATTGATCAGTATTACCATGTTGATCTTCAAATGTTAACGATTCGGGTGCTACCTGTCCGTTACGTTCTCTAGTTCTTACATTAATTACTGCCTCGTCTGCTTTATAGCCATTAAGATTAACAATACCATTTAAAAAGCCTAAATTACCCATACCGAACTCACCAATAAGTTCTGGTACTGGATTAGTAGTTTTGGCATTTAAAATAACTGTTCTATCAGGATCCATTGCTTCAAATGATGTTTCTGCATCAGTTCCTGTTACTTTTACATTTTCAATGAACCCAAGACCAGCAGTATGGTCAACAAGGTCCAGAAGAATATCTTTCATAAGTCTCCTTTAGATTAATTAGTTAATATATTATAACATGCCGAGCGGCTAATGTCAAGTTAAAATTTCGATATAAATCGTGATATATGTTGTACAAATGGAAGTAAAGCAATCGCCATAACAGTATTCATTCCGGTATGTACAAGAGCTACCTGTCTTGTAATGCCTGTAGGTATTCCGTCGCTTACTAACATTCCTGCAATCCATATAGTGCCTGTCGTGCCAATATTTGCACCTAGTATAGCGGCAATTGCAGAAGGTAAGGGCAATGCACCAGATGCAACAAGTCCTATAACAGCGGTTGTAGTAAGAGATGATGATTGCCAAAGAATAGTAAAACCAATTGATCCAAGAAACATCCAATAAGGATTTCCTAGAAACCATTCAAGTTGTTCGATATGACCCATGGATTTCATTCCCCCTGAGAACATTTTCAAACCAATGTAAAAAATTACCAAACCCAAAAGAGTTTGGAAAATAGGATTATTAAATTCCATGAAGCCGCCTTTTTTATATTTCCATGAATCGTAAAGAGTTCTATCTTTCTTTTTCATAAATATTATTTATTATATTCTTGATCAATATAATCTTCTAACCAAAGTTTACCACAATTTGCTTCAGCATCTTCAATAGATTGTTCTATTAAAAGAAGAGTTTCCCTCGGTAATTGTTTAGTATAATCTTTGATCATTGCATCTATATAGTTGACGTATTCGGTAAAAGTCATTTATGTAACCTCAAATAATGAATTAAAAGTATTTGTGCTTTCGGTATCTTTTAAATCCCAATCAAGCACCCCTATAAGATTATTTATTTTCTTATTAATAATTGAATTTTCCATTCCTCCATGATCAAATGGAAGTTCTTTATACCAATTAGGCAAATGTAATTCATCTATTGGATATGCTATAGATGTCATTCCCATTGGATTATTCTTTAATTTACAGACTATGGTTTTCATTCCATCTGTTATACCTAAAGAATAATTATCTGAATATGCTTTTTTAAGCCTATTCCAGTTAATTGATGCTAATACATGACCAACACCACATTTACCTGTTCGGTCATATAACTTTGTATACTTGGTTAGATTGTTTACACGTTTTGGAGTTCCTTTTTCCCAACCTGGTCGTTTCTTAAATTTTCCTCTAAATTCTCGTATTTTATCTTTTATGTTAGTCTGTTCTGTTCCATTTAACACATCAAATAAGATTTCTTCTAAGAACTTTTGCATAAATTCTGGCGTATCACTCCGTTTAAGATCTAATCCCATAGCCTTAAGTTTACCGGGTTTGCCTTCGACATCCTTGCGGTTGCCGTCTTCGTCATATACCAGGATGCCGTATCTTTTCTTTTTAATGAACAATCCTTTTGTAGCAACAATTTCTCTTGCGGCTTTTATTAATTGTCCTGTTTCTATTGTGATACCAAATGCTTTATTCATATACTGTGGAAAAGTAGAGTTTACTTGTTCACCTATTGCGTCATATAATTTAATTGCTTTTTCTTTATCCCAATCTACAGTTCCGTTTTCTATATCTTCCTTAAGAGAATGTATAGCACTATAATACACAGAATCAGTATCACCATAAATAATAGCGGATCCAACATGATCATATTCTCCTGTAAGTACTTTGTTAACTTCGGCAGCCATATGCTTTGCAATTGACCTACCAGTCAATGTTACACTTTGTCCCATTCGTAAGTCAAAGAATCTTGATCCCTGATTTAAAATAGCACCGTATAAGCTATTTAAGTTAATTTTTTTAACAAGTTGCCTTTTATCCCAAAATTCTATTTTTGCTGTATTATTTGTTTCGATACTTTTTTGCAAATTTGCTTGCATTTCTTTACGTTCAGCATACCAACGTTCTAATAGATTAGGAATAATACCTTTGACATCATATCTAAATATCGTTCCATTTGCAGATATACTCCACGGATTGCCTTGGTTGTAAACTAGTTCATATATTTCGGCACCTGTATATTGTTCAGTTTCTCCGTTCTCCCAATCAACTGTAATTTTTTCTGCTATATCTCGTTGTTGCATTAAATCGTATTCTAATGTATTAAATACGCCTTCCCATGCTTCTGCAAAAGTTGCCTTGTTTTGCATTTTTTCTCGAATCATATCATGTGTTCGATCTAATCGCAATTGTCCAATAATTGTTTCTGGACCCATATTCAATGCACGAATTACACTCGGATACAACGAATTTAAATCCATCGAGCCTATCCAATCATGCATTCCTACCTTTGGTTGTGCTACATACGCACCTGCGGCAGTATCAAATTCTTCATCTTTATTCTTCTTTTTATCTGGTACTTGTAGACCTCGACTATGTGCTTCATTTATAATTGCTTGATCACTGACTGCTACCGCCCCCATTGTTGTTTGTAATAATACAGTATTTGCATGGGCTAATACATTTGCTAGGTCAATGAACTGTAATTTGTCATCCATCTTTTTAAGCATCATTGTATCTTGTCGATTATATGCAATAAACTTTTCGTAGTCGTTGTTATATAATTGATCCAATGTACCTTCATATGGAATCTTACCTTCGCCTATTTCATATTCACCAACAGCATCTAATCTATATGAATGCATTTCATGATATGTATATTTTCGATACAACTCTAAATAATCTAAATGCACTCTTCCAATTAAATCGTATGTTTCTTGTTCTCGGCCAAATTTTTCAAATTCTCTTTTACGTGGATATTGATCCCACAAACAAAAATCTCGCATACGTTGTTTGCCTAATATTCGTGCAACCCTGTTTACAGTATACGGTATATCATATCCTTCACTATTCCATCCACTAAGTATGTCGGCATCTTTTATGATTTCTAAAAAATCATTTAACAGCTCTTCTTCGGTATTGTATAAAATTGTATTATCAAATTTATCACATATTACTTCTGCTTCTTCTCGTGTAATTGTTTTTGGTCGAATTGTTAATGTAATTAATTCATTAACCCAACTACACCATAATGTAACAGAATTTATTATTGAAAACGGATTTGACGGATCTGCAAATCCTTTGTCAGAATTAAAATCTACTTCTATATCAAAAAAACACTTATTAAGATTGGGGGCTTCTTTACCTAAATAATTTTCTTCTAAACAGCGAAATACTGGATTAATATCTGATTCAAATAGTTGTTTGTGTCCTTGTAGTTTTTTCTCAAAACGAAATGTCTTATTACTTGTAGTGCTTATTCGATTCAAGGGTGAGCCAAATATAGATTTATATTTGCCTTTTACATCAGGATAATAAAATACATATTTGGCTGGATATGTTTTAAATTCTCGCTTTTTTCTAGTTCGCTCTACAATATGTATAGCGTCTTTTTCTCTATCAAAAAATGCATCTATGTAACTCATGCAGTCCTGCCGACGGCGACCAATACATCCTCTACTGCATCAAAATCGTCTTTAGTTTGTGATAATGATACTTTATGTGCTATTTTGATTGCTTTATTTAACGTTGCAGGTTTGATTTCCATTTCATGTGCAATGTCATTAACTGTATCACGCAATCCTTCTCGAAGATCTTGAATCTCCTGTGATACCTGGACTCCTTCGGTTACTAGTTGCTTTAGTTTTGCAATTTCTCCGATACTATAAATTTTTTCTGGCATATATCTCCTTTAGGAATTAGTTCTTATTATTATAGCATATTAAAAACAAAAGGTCAAGCTATAATTTATTTTTAAGAAGCATTTTTAATATATTTTTCAATCATTTGTTTTCTGCTATGAAAGAGATGGAGTCTGTCTAAGGTACCCTCGAACGCATGTTCGTCCATCATTTCCATTAAGTGAGGTGATTTTGATTTTTCTTTTGCAATATTTGTTAATTGTTGTATTTTTTTATCTAAATGTTCTAAATATTCATCCATTTTAATTTTATTGTGGTGGGTCCTTTGGGATAACTTTAGTATAATCAAATGTATAAAATTCCATTTGACCTAATATACTTTTACTGCTAAAATCAGCATCGTCTTCAATTGTTAATTCTCCTTGAATAAGTTCGCCATCAGCCATTTTACCTGATAACTCTTGCTGTCGCATATGTTCTGGTTCGGTATAAGGAAATCTATATGCAATTGGTTCATCTTTGTCTGGATAAGCAACCCAATAAAATATCCAGTCTGGTTCTTTAACTGCGGTTGATAAAACTATAAATTTACCTTCTTGTATTCGGTCTGTCGGATATCCTAACATACCCTGAATTGTAACGTAAGTTGTTATAGTAAGAAATAATGTTAAAGGTATAATTACAAACATGTATAATTTATCTACACCATGTTGAATTAGATCCCATAAAAATACTGTTAACAAAATTAACCATG